GAGTTTACCAATATGTCGCCATTTGATGTTATTTTTGATACCGCTCGTGAAGATTTGAAGCATGACTGGTTGATGTGCCGTTCATGGAAGAACCGCTATGACGTAGTCGCTAAATATCCTGAATATGAAGATGAGATTCTTCGTCTTCCAACAAAAACTCAGTTAGAAAACTATTATTTTGACACGTTCTACTCAGATAGTTCTGATTTAATTCCAGTTTATGAGTTTTACCATCGTCGATCTGAATCAATGCCGGATGGCCGCTATCTTTTATTTCTTTCTGATAACGTAGTCCTTCTTGACTCTCCAATGCCATACAGAAATTTGCCTGTATATAGGATTGCTCCTTCTACTATTCTGGGTACTCCATTTGGCTATACGCCAATGTTTGATATTCTGCCAATAGCGGATGCCATCAATTCACTTTACAGTACAATTTTGACCAATCAAACAGCTTTTGGTGTTCAAAATATTACCGTGCCAAAAGGCGGAGATGTTTCTATTTCCGAATTAGCGGGCGGATTGAATATTATTGAATTTAATTCTCAATTTGGCGAGATTAAACCTTTACAACTTACTGCAACTCCCAAAGAAGTATTTGATTTCTTAGGAATGCTTGAAAAAGCAGCCGAAACTATCTCTGGAGTTAATTCTGTTGCTCGCGGTAATCCAGATCCGCAACTCCGTTCAGGTAATGCTCTAGCTCTTATTCAAAGTATGACTCTTCAGTTCATGTCAGGACTGCAACAATCGTATGTTAGCATGATTGAGGACGTTGGTACGGGCATCATTAATATGCTTAAAGATTACGCAGTGGTCCCTCGTATGGCAATGATCACTGGTCGCGCCAATCGCTCATACATGAAGGAATTTACTGGCGACGATCTTTCCAGCATCAACCGCGTTATCGTAGATATTGGTAATCCTTTAGCTCGTACTACGGCTGGACGCGTCGAAATGGCCGAACAGCTGCTTCAAATGAAGATTATTACAACGGCTCAAGAGTATTTAAATGTTATCAATACTGGCAACTTAGATCTTTTGACTGAAGATACTCAGCAACAATTGTATTTGGTTAAAGCTGAAAATGAACGCATGGTTGATGGATCTCCTGTTATTGCTATTGCGACAGATGAACATGATTTACATATTAAAGAACATAGCGGCGTCTTGTCAGACCCTGAAATGCGCTTCAATGGTGAGTTAGTTACTCGCGTTTTAAATCACATTCAAGAACACATGACTTTACTTCGCGGCATGAAACAGACCCCTATGGGTAATCAAGCAGATCCAGATATGCTTAAGATCTTAGGAGAACAACCTCTGTCTCCTCCTCAAGGTACTCCAGCAAATCAACCTAATCAAATGCCGCCTGCTAATTCCATGAATGGTCAAGTTCAAAACGCAATGGGTGGCATGAACGTTAATAGTCAGCTAAATCCTAGCACAATGGCTCCTAATGTTCGTATGCCTCAACCCGCTAAACCTCCAATGGTCAATGGCGCACCACTGCCTTCTACTCCGCAGCAGCAGTTCATGGCAAATAATATTGGTAAGGGCGGATAATGGAAGATAGAGATCTCGCATACAAATATATGCAGCATCTTAATGACCAAAATGAGGGGTTTAGCAATACCCCTTATTTGGACAGCAAGGGTAATCCTACTGTGGGTCACGGTCTTAATTTAAATAGCCCTGAAACTGCTCAACGTATTCGCATGGTAGCTGGTATTGAGCCTAATGATCTTTTAAGCGGAGCGGCTAAAATCACACCCGAACAGTCTGATGCAGTTCGCAGAAGTAATTTTGATGCTACTACTGATAAATTACAGAATCTTAAAGATGCAAATTTTCCATCTGCTGAACTTAATCCGGCACAGCACGCCGCTTTAGCAGATATGCATTATGAAAATCATAATCTTATTGGACCTCAACTTCAAGACAAACTAAATAAAAATGATGTGCATGGCGCAATTAAAGAAATTCTTCTGAATTCAAATGCAGGAGATGAGCCTGGAGAACAAAAACGTAGATTAGCTCAAGCTGCTATGTTTGGCGGCCCAGTTGATTTTAATATGGCCATTAAGAATATGTCAAAAGATGAGCGTGATCAAATTCGAGATACGCTTGACAAAATGAAAAACCCTAATGAGCTAAACAGAGTATATCAACAATATCCGGTGTTAGATCCCACTAAAGAATATGCTCCCGCTCAAGCTTCTTTTTATAAAATTCCTAAATTATTTGGAGAATAAATGGACGATATGACAATGGCTCAGAAGTTAGCCGCCTACCAAGCAGCTCTTGCTGCTCAACAACAAGGAAATACTCCTCTTGAAAGTGCAGCACAGCAGGTAGGTAAAACCATTACCAAGCCATTTGATAAAATGGGATCGGCTATTGACGACGCTTTTTCGGCCAATGACTCATATTCCAATGTTCCTTCTGATTTAAAAAATGCAGGAGGAACTCAATTTTCTCCCGGAAGTTATCAATCGGACGATGAACATGATGCTCGTTGGGCAAAAATCATGGCCGACGGAGTAGCTCGTGAGAGGGCTGCAAAAGCTGCTGCTCAAGCAGCTCAGCCAACTCAAATGCCAATGCAGCAGTCAGATTTGGATAGCGCAGCTTCCGAGTTTGACGAAAATCCTAACATTCAACCGACTAAACGTTTTGGTAAAATTTTACCTGCTGGAGGTAAATAATGGCCTGGCCTACAAAAATTCAACGCATGATGGAAGGTAAACCTGTAGAAAATCAAACAGGCGTTGCTCCAATTCCTGCTATGCACCCTCAAGCAGTGCATATTCCTAATGTAGCACCTCACATGCTGCCTATGCCCCATAATCCACAAATGCAAACAGCTCCTTCTGCTTTGCCGCATGAAGCTGTTCCTCGTTTTAATAAGCTATTTAAAAAATAAAATAGTCTTTATCTTAATACACCATTAAATCCAAAATCTATCCCAATTAAGGGACGATTAACTAGGGAGAATGTATGTCGGATACAAATGTTACTCAACAAGTGGCTAGTGGAGAATCACCACAGCCTAATGCCGAAGCCGGACAGGATACTAATCTTGATCCAAATATGGCAAGCGAAGAAGTTGTCGATGGCGGCGCTTCTGATGAAACCAGGGCAAATGCTGCAATTGACGCAGCTCAAGCAAAAGGCCAGATCAGCAAAGCTGAAGCTCAAAGCCTTAAGAAAAAACTGACACTTAAAGTTGATGGTCAGGATGAAGTGGTTGAATTTGACCCTTCTGACGAGCAAGCTCTTATTCGAGAGCTGCAAAAATCGCGTGCTTTTGACCGCCGTTCTAAAGAATTTTCTGGATTCAAATCTCAAGTTGACAATTTTATTAAAGGTTTGCGAGAAAATCCAGATTCTATTCTGGAGCAAATGGGAATTAACGTTGACGATTTAGCTGAGAAGCGTCTGCAACGTAAAATTCAAGAAATGCAAATGACTCCGGAAGAGCGCGAAAAAGAAAAAATGCGTCAGGAGCTTGAAGAGCTTAAAAAAGAAAAACAACGTGCTGAACAAGAACGTCAACAAGCTCAACAAGAAGCTTTGAAAAATAAATACGCTGCAGAAATTGAGAATGATATCGAAACAGCTTTGAACGACTCTAAGTCCAAGCTTCCTCGTAAAAATCCTCGCGTTATTGCTCGTATTGCTCAAACAATGCTGTGGGCTTCTTCTAATGGTTACAACAATGTTACGGTTAAGGATGTTCTTCCTTACGTGGAAAAAGAGTGGAAAGAAGAATTGAGCAGCTACTTTGACAATTCGGCTGAAGATTTGATCGAAGAGTTGGTTGGTAAACAAAATTTGGAGCGTATGCGTAAAAAACGTCTTCAAAACCGTCCTAAAGCTCCTGCTGCTTCTGCAAGTCAAATCAAAGATACAGGAAAAGCTCAACAAAAACAAGAAGTTGACGATAAACCTAAGACTAAACGTATGAAAGATATTTTCAGCATTTACGACTGAGAATAAACTTGACAAAGGGGGTTATTTAGTTAACCCCCTGTTTTAACAAGTGTTAATGAAGAGTAATTACGTTCACAGAACGAGCAAAAGACCCGCCTCTACCCTTTACTGGATGACGCAAGTATCTTAGCCGGGCTCCATGAAGGTAAGAACAAATCAAGAGTCCCTAAACATTATTTTAAAGGAAAAATAAAATGGCAATCAATGAACGCGCCAAAAGTTCAACGATGGAGAATTACCTCCTCGCTAACGAACATCTTGTGTTTACAGCACAAATTACGCACAATGCTACCCCCGCCAGCAAACTTCAGTCTTCTGATATCTCGAATGTCGCAGTTTTGCGCACTCAAGGTCTGACTGCTCAAGCTGACGCTATCGAAAGCGGTATCGCTTTTACGACTCCTGTCGATACTTCCGGAATTTTTGGTCTCTTGCTTGATGAGCAAGTTGCCAAAATCCTCAAAGTTGTTGTGACCCCTTCTTCGGGTACTGTCACTGTGACTAGCGGTATTTCTGCTGGAAATCGTTTGTATTTGAACATTGATAGCTCTGTTGACCTGTCGGCTACCGACTTGTCGATGACTATCGAACTCGACTATATGTTGAAAATCTAATTAAGAAATAAAGGAAATAATTTACTATGGCATCAGCAAATACACTTGATACCCTGAACGGTTTGTTCAAAGAAGTTTACGCTAAGGATTTGGAAGATCTGATTCCAGATGGCGTTAAAATGCTTTCTCGCATTCCGTTTGCTAAAAAAGAATCTTCACTTGGTAACTTCTATCACCAACCTGTTGTCCTTGGACAAGAGCACGGTGTGACGTTTGCCGGATCTGGCGACGACGCATTCAACCTGAATGCTCCTGTTGCTGGTCAAATCAAAGACGCTACGGTTCGTGGTACGCAAATGGTTTTGCGTTCTGTCATCGGTTATGCATCTGCCAGCCGTTCTGCTGAAGGCGGAGCTAAAGCTTTTAAACAAGCTACTAAGTTCCTCGTCGGAAACATGCTGCGTTCGGTTACGAAAAAACTTGAAATCGAATTGCTGTACGGACAAGTTGGTTATGCAACGGTCGCTTCGTCTACTGGTTCTACCATGACGATCACGACTGCTGAATGGGCACCCGGAATCTGGGCTGGCGCTGAAAACATGCCAATCGAGATCCGCGACGCTTCGACCGGAAACTTGCTGCAAGCTGCTAACGTTGCTTCTGTGAGCTTCGACACGAAAGCTGTTTCGATTGACTCTCCAGTCAATGCTGCTGTTCAAGCTGCTTCGGCTCCTGTTATCTGGCACAAAGGCGCATACGGCAACGAATTTGCCGGTGTTCACAAAATCATCACGAACACAGGATCGTTGTTCGGTATCGACGCTTCCCAGTATACGCTGTGGAAAGGTAACAGCTACGCTGCTGGCGCTGCTGCTTTGTCGTTTGACAAAATTCAGTCGGCTATCGCTCGCGCTGTTGAAAAAGGTCTTGATAACGACGTGATGGTCCTTGTCAATCCTAAAGCATGGTCGGATCTGCTTGGCGATCAAGCTGCTCTGCGTATGTACGATCAATCTTACAGCCCTGCAATGGCAGAAAACGGTTCGAAAGAACTGCGTTTCCACAGCCAAAACGGTGTTGTGGAGATCGTGCCTTCGATCTATGTTAAAGAAGGATATGCCTATGTCCTCTCGACTGACGAAATGATGCGTATCGGTTCTACCGATGTGACCTTCCGTCGTCCTGGAAAAGGCGATGAATTCTTCCGTGAACTGGATAACAGTGCTGGATATGAGCTGCGTTGCTACTGCGACCAGTCGCTCTTCTGTCACGCTCCAGGAAAGAACGTCCTTATTACAGGAATTGTCAACGGTTAATCTGTAGAATAAATTTCTACTCGAGGGCCGGGCTAATACCCGGCCCTTTTTATTTTGGATACTGCTGTTGTTTGTATTTTGCACTGACAATCTGTTTTGCTAGCTTTTTAAAAGACTTTGTACCGTGAATATACACGTAGCGATGCTTTTGGATTCTTTCTTCGTAATGATATTTTAAAGATTTATCTTTTTTGATTTTAGCGCCATTAGTCATGGCATGACCGTTGCCTTCTTCAAGAATCATGTTATTTTTCTTTTCCGATAGCCCGTAATAATCAAAATTAGCGGCTTGATAAATGGTACCTTTGTGCCCTTGACTGGGATCTGCAAAAGATACAACTATGCAGTTCATTGGCAACTGTTTTAAACTTGCCGCCACTAAAAAACTAGCTTCATTCGGACTATTATCTACCAATACTAATCTATTTAACTCAAAGACCCTGCCGCGCATAATATTTCTAATTCCCGGCGAAAAAGGTACGCCGTAAGTACAGACTCCTTTTAATACGCCTTTGCTGTAAAGTCCAAAAGCAAAAGAAATGCTTGGAATACTTTTTAAATAATGCTTTGTTATGAGCAATTCTTTATAAGAGGGTAATTCTATAGGAATTACTGTGTAGTCATTTTTATTCAATTTTTGCGCCCTTAGATCTATTTTCATCTTTCCATAATGGCTGTAAATTACTATGATGACTTAATCTATAAAGCTCATCGACTGTTTTTGCTGAATCCAGGGGAATTACGTGGTCAATTTCCCACAATCCATAATTTTGCCAGCTCATTCCGTCTTTAAATTGTTTTTCTAAATGAAAACGTAATTCCGGCAACGTGCAGCCAATATACTGCGCAAAATGAGTATCTTTTTTCCATTCTCTTCCGTCTAAAGCGTAATAAAGTCTATTACGAAGGTTTCTTTTAACTCGAAACATTACATCATTTTTTGTGCGTTCTCTAGTTCTTTTTTTACGAGTTTCAACAAAATTTTCAGTATGCTTAACTTTATAGTAATGC